GACTTCGGCTTCTTGAGCAACAGTTTCTTGCTCAGCCTTAGCGGCAGCTTCTTCAGCGGCCTTTTGCTCTGCGGCTTTCTGCTCGGCTTGCTTCATTGCAATCGAAGCGGCCGTTTTCTCAGCAACTTCCTTCGCAAATGCTTCAAGGTCGAAGGCAGAAACTTCAGAGTTTTTCACTTCTTCTGACATTTTAGTCTCCGTTTCTTTGGCTTTCGCCTCTCTTGACTGCTCTGCCGTTGCTTTTTGCTCAACAGAGTTAGTCTTTACAAAAGTCTGCTTGAACTTTTCATACTCATCCATCGAGTCGAAAGATTTAGCAATAGAGAAAACAGCGTTCTGATTACAGGGAACCGTCACGACTGATACCTCAAAAAGCTCAGCATCCTTGATTTTGTATCCATCGGTTTCAGTCATATATTCAGCGTCCTTGACTTTGAAACCGACAGAAAAAGCTCCAAGGACACCATCTTTAATAAGATCCCTAATTTCACCCGCAGATTTAGAAATGCGAGCGGTTAGTTCCAGACCATTCTCGGTCACGGTAACATCTTTAGCACGACCAATCGGACGATTGTAATCGTGGTTAAAAAGAATAACAGGATTATTCTTAAAGTTGTCTAGACCACCTTTGACCCATGCTTCGGGCTCGATAATATCTCCTGCACGATCAAGAGCATTGGTGCTCGCAGATCCTTTAATGTCGAGACCACCATCATCTGTCTCGCCAAGAGCTTTAAAGGTGCTTGTCCAGTGGAAGATTTTTTCCATAATTTACTCCTTGGCTGCCGGAGGCTTCGGAGCAGGCTTAGGAGCCGGTTTCGGAGCTTCCGCTTTAGGTGCCGGAGCCGGAGTAGGCTTCGGTGCCGGAGCAGCTTTCGGTGCCGGTTTTGCAGGTACCGGGAACCGTTTGTGCATATTGCTAAGAACTCTTACCCAAGTTCCAAACGCTCTGCGAAGTAGAAAATCCTTTACGGGAGCTTTATCGCCGAGAGCTTTGTACTCTGCTAGCGAAATTGTTTCTACTCCTCGAGCGGCTAAGAACTCGGACAAAGCCTTTAGCATCATGTGTTTTGTCATATTTAGCCCTCTGTAGGCGACGCTTCTTGCGGTCTACCGCCTTCTTCTGGATTTGCGGCCGAACCTGCGATATTCGCAGGAACTCTGGGTGTATCAAATCCTTCGATCCTTTCAAATTGTAAAGCCTCCCTAGCTTCATTGGGGGTTAGAATTCCCGTATTCACAAGGGTAGCGTAGTACGCGGCTTCGTCTCTCAATTCAGGCTGAAGTGCAGGAATACCCGTCACATCCTCCTTGAGAGAAAAACCGAAGTATCTTTCAAAAGCATACCGCATCTTTTTAACAATCGGTAGTACTGTTTCCAGATAGTATAGACGATGGTTAGGGCGAATGTTCGCATTATTACCACCATCTAGAAGAATCGGAGGAATTCCCATCGCCTCAAGAATAATTCTCTCGTTCGACTTAATACCTTCTTGGAAGTCCAATTCTTTAAAGTTGATCTCTGTTAGGTTTTCAACCTCTAATCCGCCATCGAGGAACAGTGGTCGGCGGCCTCCCGACTGCGGATTGTACCGAGCTACCCATGCCTGCAACATTCTCTCTTTAATTTTCTCGGAGAGTGTATTTGGCGATTTCAACACCAAACCAGGAACCGCCCCATTTTTAAAGAAATTATCCTGAAATGCTCTCATGCTGCCCAGCAGTTGCATTGTACGATAGGCTGGCTTCAGCCGAGGGACACCGCGGAAAATCGAGTTAAACGAGTTTTCTTTGATGTGAATAATCTCTCGGGGCGAGTAATCAATCGTATGGTCATACGAATACTTTTTGATGAAAGTTTTTTCATCAGTTTCAATAGTAACTTTATCGGCTGGTAAATGATATAAGTGCGCTCCATCAAAGTAGATGAAGATATTACCATCAATGAGAAGATCAATGATTAGATTTCTTTTAAAAGCACTTACATCTTGAAAAGGGTTCGGCTCTTTATTTAGCAGAAGATCAATCTTAGAACGTCGAATGTTCTTAATAATATTATTTACACCGACGAGCTGCTCACCAACAGTAAAAGGAATTTCCGCAACATCGTCTACAATCATATTGACTGCGCGGTTTACAACTTCTAACTGCTCATAAGCATTTCTATAATTTGTTACAACTTCTCGAGTTTCTAGAAAGAAGCCTTCGTTTTGAGCGATAATGTACTGGGCAGGGTTCTCTTTTTCCTCTACATCCAGTTTTTTCTCTGCCCTCCAAAAGTTATACCATGCCATGTTTATCTCTCTGAATTTGTACCCATCTTTGCTGTTTCTTTGCAGTTACTAGCTGTGGGCGCTTTCCATAAATGGAGTGTAATTGCAAATGATGCTCATGGCAAATGGTAACAGCTTGTTCATAAACTTCTTCCAAGTGTTCTTCGATGAACCTTTCTCGCAAACCTAGTATGTCCTCCTCAGATGTTATGGAAATTTTATTTTTCCGGAGCCATGTTTCTAGAAGCTCGGTTAATCCATAAAAGTGATGAAAGTCTAGATTCTCTGTGGACCCGCAAATAAAACATTCGGATCCTTTCTGATATTTAGACTTTGCTTTGTCTCGAACATACTTAACTAAATCGCGTTTTAAGGTCATAACTCAATCCACATTACAATTCTACCATTTCCAGGAGCAGAAGTCAAGAACTATTTTTTAGAGGTGTTATTAGAAAGTGGTAGCCGCAGTCTCAAATGAATACAGCGCATATCTCATAGCGTCAGCCATATGAGATGCGTAGTTGTGCTTCGGCTTCTCTTTCATTAGATTAGGATTTGGATCCCATTGGTACTGGTCGAGTGACGCCAGAGATTCTTTACAACTCTGATGAACAATGAGTTTATCATTGTCCACAATTCCTGCCACATGACCGATACCGTCAAGTACTGACTTCTTTGCATTAATTGTTGAAATATCATAATTTTGTGCAAAATCATATCGAGTCTGCTGAGCAGCAGAGTCAATATAAATATAATCAATGTTCCATTTTTCAATCAGTTTTCTGATTTCTTCAGCGTGTTGCTCTGTAGTACGCTCGGAGTTAAGGTATTCATCAAGCAGATAATAGTTTCCAGAATCCCAGTCGTATCCAAAGACGCAAAAAGCAGTAGGATCTTTGTAGCCAACGTCCATTCCTGCAAACACATCCATACGACGAGTTTCAAGTTCACTTAAATCAGCAACGCACTTTTCATGATTGAACGCCCAAATCTGGCCTTCATAGGTATTAAAGTCTGCCATGTATTCCTGATTGAATTCTGCTTCAGACATTGTTTTCTTTGCTTCTGCAATATCGTCATCAGAGATACGAGGATTCTCATGATAGGTAGCACGAATACAAGCCCATTCTGGAAACTCGTCCGAGAAACCGCGATAGAAAAACTCTGAAAACCAATTATTTCTACCCCGAGGGGTAGAAATAAATATAGCCTTCGAGTTTTCCTTATCTAGCGTTGGACGTAGTGCAACGTTGAAAGCGTCTCTGCCATCAACGAGAGCCGCTTCGTCGAAGATGATGAGATCGTAGGAGCGACCAACGACCGAATCCACCTGATTAACCGATCCCATACGGATCGTCGAGTGGTTCGAGAGTTCAATAACTTTGTCTTTTGCATTGTCTCGTAAAACTTCAAGATCGAAGTGCTTAATCAAATTTCTCTGAAGATCAAAGGAGATCTGAGAGAGTGAATAGTTGGGAGACATGAGAAGCACGTTACTACCAGGAACTAGACATACAAGCTGTCCGATCACGTTAGCAATATAAGTCTTTCCTTGGCGTCGAGAAACGGCTGCGGTTACAAAACGATACTTTGGATTATTGATCGCATTAATAATTGCAGTCTGCGTGGAGTTAGGTTCAATTCCGAGAAGCTCCATGTAGCTTTCAATTGGAAGTTTGATAAACCTATTTTCAGGAAACTCCATAAGATGGTCTGAGAGAATATCTTTTCTACTAATTTCTAGCATTTAATGTACCATTACTTCTTCATTGTATTCGGGAAGTTCACCTTGCTGAAAGGAGCTGAACAAATAGGCATATGCCGTCGCGAGTTCCTTTAAATCGGACTCGCGAGGCATAAGCGACCTACTTTGTTCAATCCTAGAAAGAGTCTCGATAAATGTGGCGGCGGAAACAGCATTTTCCTGAAGCCAGAGATCTCTTCTATTTTTCTTCATCTACGACGTCCTCTTCGTGTGATTTTAGGGGCGCTTTTACCAAAGCGTGCACGGGGCGGGCTTGCAGTCTTGCCGAAGCGAGGACCGATAGCCTTTGCGGGAGCAGCGTAGCGTGCTCCAACACCCGTTGGGTTTTTGGTGTTCACAAGAGTACCCGCAGCAGCGTTCATATCACGAGTTACACCAAGATTCAGCCGATGCTTACGAATCTTTTGTGTACCGTGTACGCCAGTGGGGCCTCCGGAAATAAATCCACCAGATCTAGCCATGTACTTCTCCTAATATAGAATCTTTGATTCTCTTGAGAGAAAGGAATCTCCGCTCCGACCGAATTAAGTGTTCGGCAGTTGCTCTCTCTACTGATCTTAGCATACTTGTAATGCTAAGTTTTTTATGGTACTCTGCGCGGAGCGGCAGCATGAGTTATATCCTTACTTACCTTTAAAAGCATCTGCACCAAAGAAAGCAGACACAAGCACTGCAATTGATGCAAAGTATGTAGGAGCAATGTCAGCAATTAGCTGAGAAGCATTGTCCATACCAAAAGCTGAAGTAATTGCAATGCCAATTGGATATACTAGAAGGCCAAAAAGAGCAAACCAAGCCATCTTACGAATTGCGTCTCGTTGAGCATCTTTATCCTCAAGCTCTTTACGCTTGAATTCTAAATACATTGCTTGTTCTTCTTCGGAGACTACTCCATCTCCATTTGTATCCGCTGGATGATAATCACTCATTACCATTTCACCTTATCGGCCCAATAAGCTGCGCTCATTTTGCCTCTTGCGATATTTCTCGCGTGACGAGCTTTAAAACTTGCTCTTTTCTTCCTCATCGCAGCAGACTCCCCCTTTTTAGGTTTGCCTGCTGTTTTTGCACCTTGTTGACCGAAACGAATGGTTTTTACTTTACTGCCAACTTTAGCTACAACGATGTGAGATTTTTTAGGATGCCCTGGAGTTCTTTTAGGCTTGTTAAATCCTGCTACTCCAGCGCGCTTAACTGCCGGATGTTTTTTCCTAGCGGTTTTGCGTTTAGCTGCCATAATTTATCTCTCGTCAATTAAGACGCCTTGCAGAGTTGCTGATACTGCATTAGTTTGATTCTTACTACAAACTGCCTCTGCAATAATATCTGTTTTTTCTGCAACTCTCAGGGGTACTTCCCAATCAAACTCTAGAAAACCATTATTTAGATTTTGCACATTCTGTGTTCTAAAAACTCCTCCAAACGCTCGAGTTTTAAGACGTCCAGTAATAAATGCAGTCTTATCGTCAGAACCGTGAGAAATGCTACCCTTTTTTACATAAAGAGCGTGTCCTGCTGGTACTGTATAAACTAGCATTAGAGTTTGATTCTCGCCTGCTGTAATCTGAGCATGAGTAACTACTCCAATCTTCATTGTAATATTACCAGTTGGTGCAGTACTTCCGGCTATAAATGCTCTATGAATTCTTAAAAAAGAATTATTAGAAGTTACAGCAGTAGTTGCGTCTGTGCCGTCAAGAGTAACAGTTTCTGTAAGTTCGTCATAATTTTCATCTAGACCAACTAAAGTCACAGTAAGGCTTGTATCGCCACTTGCTGTACTTGCTACACTTAGAGCACTTGCAGAAGCAGGAAAAGAATATGTTCCTCCTGCATCCCAAATAGTTTCAGAGCTATTTGTAATTGCAGAATTATAACCAAACTTATAAAAGCTTTCTGCGTTACGAATTCTGCCTCGGGCAACAGAAATTACAGGGTCATCTAACCAACTACTTAGAGCCACGGCGCTTTCTCCTTGGAGCAGTAGAAACAAACGTAGGTTTGCCTCCTACTCCCTGTGCTTTTGCCCGCTTTCTACGAACGGCACTTCGTTTTTGAGAAGTGGAC